GATAAGTTGTATGATGTATCAGAGAAGATGCATCAACACATACTATCACAACCTGGTGTTGAACTGATAGAAACAGAAGATTTTGGATGGGAGAACTACCGTTATAGTTCTCCCGATTTTCGTTTGGCTCACGTAGAAAGATTCTTTCATGATAATCTACTAGTAGTACATGTTACAGTATTTCCACATAAGAATAATCCTGCTCCCATATATGGCTTCGATGTAGTCGCAAGTGAGAAAGCGGGTAAGATTATGGGTGCATTTGTAGATTACTCGCCAGTATGTTATGAGTTACATTGGCACAGCGAGACGTGGGCTAAAGACAGAAAACTACCTGTATGGGCAACTGTGTTCTCGAAGAAGTTTGTTGCTATTCGCCCCGAAGAAGACGAGCACGATAAGTTGTTTAACTTTGGTTATGAAAAGTTCATTGACTTTTTTGATGTGATTAAAGTTAAACCAGATGATGTATACATCGATAAAGTTATTGAAAAGCAGAATGCCTACTGCGAATATCAATCAAAGAACCCTAAAACATATGCCGCACTCAAGCACAAGATTGGTGCTGAAAAGGCGACATATTTTATGACACAAGTTTTATTTCCTAAAATAGAAGAAGAATAACAATGCAAGAGTTTAGCACTAGATTACATCCTGTTTATCAAAATATCATTCGAATGAGAAACAATCAAATGTGGGGTCATTTACCTATGACTGATGCAATGTTTGATTTCTTCGAAGATGTTAAAAACTATACTGAAGTCAATCGTATACTTGAGTTTGGTTTTAACTTTGGCTTTAGTACATCACTACAGTTAACAGTTCACCCTAATGCTAAACTTGTATCTTATGACCCGAAGATATGGCGATTTCGTAATGCAGTATATGATAAGAAACATCTAATGCCCATATCAAAGAAGTTATCNGCACCTGATTTAGCATANAGTATTTACTTCGACAGATTCAAATGGCATAAAGAAAAGTCTAGTCTCGCACGTAAGAGATACGGTAAAGGAACGTTCGATTATGCATTCGTTGATGGAAGTCACACATTTGTTGATTGTCATCGTGATATAAAACACTGTATCGAAATGGGTATTAGATATATTATTGTAGATAATCTGAACGAAACTGGAGTCAATGAAGCAGTTGAACAACATTCTAGTAGACTTAAAGAACTTAATATGTTAGAATACTATGGTATTCATCCGAAACTGAAAGAAAAGATATACGACCGTATTGCACTATATGAGGTGATTGATGACAAAATATAGAGTCGAGATAAAACGAGATAGTGATACAGGTGAGGAGTTTATTGACTTGCCTGATGATTTGCTCGAAGAACTTGAGTTAGNCGAAGGTCAACGTGTTACGATTGATATTGATAGTGACACTGGTGGTCTAATCTTAAGGAAGATAACTAATGAATAGTAAACGAGCAAAACTATTACGTAAGGTAGGAAAGGTTGACAAGAAGGCCAAAAAGTTATATAATAAACTCTCTACTGAAGAAAAGGAAATCTTAGTTGATTTCTATAAGTTTGTTAAAGCGAAAAACGAAGTGAAAAAATGAATATATTCTATTTACATAATGATGTCGTCGAATGCGCAAAACAACACTGTGATAAGCATGTTGTTAAAATGGTAGTCGAGTATGCCCAACTATTATCTACAGCACATCGGTGCTTAGATGGTACTTTATATCATGGGCGTACAACTAATGGGCGTAAGATAGTACGTTTCTATCATCGTGATTTAGCGATGGAGAATCAACTATACAAAGCATCACACATTAATCATCCATCAAATGTGTGGGTTCGTAAGTCTAAAGAGAACTACAACTGGTTATACAATCTTTGGGTTGCATTATCTAAAGAGTATGAACACCGTTATGGGCGAGTACACGAATCATTTCGTAAACTAGAGTTTATATTATTATTACCACCTACAAATATTCCTGACGTTGAGTTCACAGAGCCTACACCAGCTATGGCGCAATATCCACATTGCATCATCGAAGGTGACTCACGTGAGTCATATCGTCGTTTCTACTGGGAAGACAAGCAAACGTTTGCCAAGTGGACACGTCGTGATAAGCCAGATTGGTGGGTAGAAAAGGAGAAGTCGATATATGGCTAAACGTGATATTAAAACAATGACTCCAAAGCCTGATTGGAAAAAGTTAATGAAGGCTAGTACTGAACAAGAACGTATGCAAGCATGGCGTGATTGTGACCAGTATGTTCATTATGAAGTGACAGATAGGGAATATTTGCATTCAACTAAGAAGTGGATTCGTGACTGTACAGACTGGGATGTACANGAAAAAGTAGTAAAGTTACCTGATACATATCTTACTGTTTTAGGTAAGCATGGATGGAAAGCATACAAACTTGGCTTTATGCCAGATGAAGTAAGAGAAGGTTTTAAGAAAAGTCTCTTTACAATGCTTGATAAAGTTGATATACTACGTGCTAGAATGTCATATGATCCACCTATGCATCCATCTCTAAATGAACTAGAAGATGATGACTTACTTCATCCTAAACTAGTGAAGCAATGGATCGCAGAATGGAAATCATATATGCGTTCTTTGAAGAAAGATGTGCAGACACGTGAATATCTGACTGCACAAGGTTATGTACGTAACATGGAAACATATCTACGTACAGGTATTTGGCTCGACTCTCATCACGGTGAGAAACGTGAAAAGAAAATAGTACATGTTTGTGTTGCACCAGCATTTGACGCTGACGGTATTATTAAGAGAACAAAAGGTGTTTATTATAAAGACCTTGGTATGATATGGGGAGAAGAACTGGATGAAACTTGATGGTTATATGATGACTAAGAACAAGTTTACAAAAATAGTAGAAGATATAGTGAAAGATAAACAACTCACCTATATGGAAGCAGTTGTATACTTCTGCGAAGAGAATACGATTGATGTCGAAGATGTGAAGAAGTACATCTCTGATCCAATCAAAGGTAAGATAGAAGTCGAAGCAATGAACTTAAACTATCTTCCTAAACAAAATCAACTATCTTTTGGTTGACAACCGTAGCATTTTTTGCTACTATAAATACTGCTACATTATGTACAAAGTGGATAATCTAATATACAAACAATATACGAAGGTAAAATATGTCTTTTGAAAATCTAAAACGCAATCGCAACTCTATCTCTAACCTAGTAAAAGCGGCATCTGCCACTGACGGTCCTAAAGAAAAGAAATCATATGTAGATGAACGTATCTGGAAACCAACAGTCGATAAGTCTGGTAATGGTTATGCTGTTATTCGTTTTCTTCCTGCATCTCCTGGTTCTGAGTTACCATGGGCACGTTACTGGGATCATGGGTTTAAAGGTCCAACTGGTCAATGGTACATCGAAAAGTCTTTGACTTCTATCGGTCAACAAGATCCAGTATCTGAAATGAACTCACGTTTATGGAATAGTGGTAACGAAGATGATAAAACATTAGTACGTGAACGTAAACGTCGTTTACACTATGTGTCAAACATCTACGTTGAGAGCGATCCAGCGAATCCTCAGAATGAAGGTAAAGTATTCTTATACGTTTACGGTAAGAAAATCTTTGATAAAATCATGGATGTCATGCAACCACAGTTTGCAGATGAAGAGCCAGTAAACGCTTTTGATTTCTGGGATGGTGCGTCTTTCAAACTTAAGATTCGAAATGTAGAAGGTTATCGTAACTACGATAAATCAGAGTTCGCATCTCCAACANCTTTATTAGGTGGTGATGATTCAGAACTAGAACAACTTTATGAAGGTCTTTATGACTTGAACGAGTTTACTGATCCTGATTCTTACAAGTCTTATGATGAGTTGTCTGCTCGTCTTGCACTCGTGCTTGGTGAATCTGCTCCTCGTACAGTGAAAGAATCGATAAGTCTCGATAATACATCTCAGATGGTATCACAAAAAACCGCTCCGCCTCCTGCAGTCGCAAGTACAGCCTCTTCAGGTGACGACGATGATGACGATACAATGTCTTACTTCGCAAAGCTAGCCGCTGAAGAATAGAGAGTTTTGAGGGAGCATTAGCTCCCTTTTTTCTATGCACCTGCCCAAGCATCTGACATAGTTCCATTATTATTTACTGGTGATGGTGCTGGTGTATTACCACCTGATACTGCTGTACTATTATTTACTTTCGTCGATGCGTCTGTTACATTAGTTACAACAACTGTTTGACCAGTCTGTGCAACTTTCTTCATGGTTTCTTTT